TGTTCGTTGGCCAGGCCGGTCCCATAAGTGAAAAACCAAACTTGCGAATTGTCGGCGTGTTCGGCGGGCAGCGTATCAAGCGCGCCCCGGATCAGGTTGAATATCGTCCAGGACCCGCCGCCGTTGTCAGTGACATCGCTGAACAGGATTATTTCGTCGTCGATCATGCAGCCATTATTTAAGGCTTCAAGCTGGCCCGCGTCGATGTCGGTCAGCCTGTTCAAGTCGACCGCATTGTCCAGGTTGAAACCGACCGCGTCCTGGAAGCCGTTGGTCTGACCTCGATCTAATGCACCGACCAGCAAACCGAACGGGGTCGTCCCGCCGGTCGAAGCCGGGGAAATAACGGAACCGGAAGTCGGATCGCCGGGGATGGTCGGGAAGTCGGCGACTTCGACGAAGCGGTTATATCCGATTTCCTGGGTCCCGGATCGAACGACCATTGTTCCGATCTGAACGCCGACCGTATTCACGCCGGACAATAACAGATCGGTCAAAACATAAGGCAATTCGAACAGGCGTTCGAACAGCGCCGGAAGGGCGTCCGTCGACGGCGGAATCCAGTCGGTATCCGGCGGATCGGCAAACGTGCCAGCGAACGCGGCGAAAATGTCTTCGGAAAAGTCGATCGCGATCTGGCCTTTCAGAAGGTTCCCGCGATTAATTTTCGTGATTCGAATCGGTAAGCGAACCAGGCCCAGGCGATTCCAGGACCATTCCCGGACGTCGCCCGGCTTCAAGTCGTATTCGGTCCGGTTGACGATCAGCCGCCCGGACCCGATCGGATACGACAACAGGCGCAGTTCGCGCCATGCCAGGGAATTCGCCAGGGACGCGTTATTCACGCCGGGGAAATTCTGGTTCGACAGGCTGACGCTTCCGACGATGTCAATATTCGCCGAATCCTGGGCGACCGCGTAAGACGTTTTAAACGCTTTCCTGGCGTCGGCAAATTGAACGCTGACGATGTTCGACGTCGAATTCCAGGACGGGCGGCTGAACTTTTGAACCTCGATAATATTCGATTCGTCCAACAGCGGAAGGGTTCCAGGCGTGTAATCGTCGCGGATCAGGGTGAACCCGAAAATCCCGGTCAGCGGTTCCTGGACCAATACGCCGTCGACCTGTTCTTCGATCTGTCGGATAAAGTCGGATAATTGTTGGACCCGATCCCAAACGAACGCGAATCCATTTCCTTCGGTCGCCAGCGTCGCGGCGGCTGCGCGGAAGCCGACGGCGTCGATCGCGATCGGCGCGATATTCAACCCCCATTCGGCATTCGTCAGGACTTCGTAAACGACATTCATCGGGTTCGCGCTATTGCCGTTGATCAGTTCGTCGCCTGGCTGCGTCCCGGCCAGGTTCAGGCCGTCGGGGATTCGTTGATATTCGAATTCGAAGTTCCGAAGGTTCGGACTATTGCCGATCCAGCCGCCTTTCATAATGATATAGGAAAGGCCCCGATACGCGGGCAGCGGCGACTGGAATCCGGCCAGGTACGCGTCGACGCTTTGCGTTTGTGATCCGCTGTAAACCTCGCAATTGATCCGAAGCCCGCCCTGTCCTGGCGCGTCCTTTTCGCCGAAAAATTCCGCAACGTCGATCAGAAACGGGGTTCCAGTTCCCGATGGCTGGACGGCGGCTTCGGCGTTCGGCCCGGACGGCCCCCAAACGTAGGAATCATCGTTTCGGATATTGATCAATTGATCCAGCGGCCCGTCGACCGGCCCCCGACATAGCGCCAATTGAATGCCCAGGTAATATTCGAAGCCGACGGTCACGTCCTTCGAATTGAACATTCCGGTCGACACTTCTTCTTCGATTTTTTCCGTCCGAAGGTCGCCATACCAAATGACGTTCGGGCCTTTCAGATTGACCCGCCCGAATATGATCGGGATCGGACGGCCTTCGGTTGCTGTCGGGACCTGGAAGTCGCCCAGGGTTGACGGCTTCGCGTTTTCGATATTCGGCTTCGGCCTTAATAATTCAGTGATCAGGAAGGTCGCGACGTAAACCAGCAGCATCGTAAAAAACGGCATTACGAGCCCCCGCGAATTGTTGAACCGAATGGATTTTTGACGGGGACGTATGGCGTCCCGCCGAAGTTCAGGACGTTCGCGAATTTCGTGTTACAAGTCCCGATATCATGCGCGCAGCCCGCGAAGACGTCGACATTTGACCCCAGGACCGTTTCGGCAAAATTGGACAACAGCGTCACAGTGTCGCCGACTTGCGCGACGATCAAACGCTGGTCGTCGCTCCCGCCTGCAGGGAAGGCGACCCAACCGCCGACGGCCCAGTCCGCGCCCTGGCCAGATAGGCCGTTAATCGTCAGCGATCGAACGGTCTGATCGATGCCCGACGCCAGGCCGACATAAGTGAACGACCCCCGCGCGATTTTGCATTCCGCATCATACAGCACGTTGTTGCATAGGCTTTGATAAGTGTATCGGGGGGCCGACCGTTTGAAGGCGCTGGTAAACGGCGTTAATGTCAACGTTGCTTCCAGGTCGCCGTCGAATGACGCTTGGGCGATGACCCCTTCGAAGACGACTAGAACTTGCTCGGCCGGGTCCGTGAAATGCGCCCGGTATATTATGACCTCGATCACTTTCCCCGGAACGTTCTGGATATATTGCGACGCGATCGGGTTGTCGATCGGCATTCGGATTTTTAAATCGTTGATCCCGGATTCGATCGCCCGTTCGATATCTTCGCGCGCGATTTGGGTCGTCAACCAGGTCGATCCATTAAAGACAACGTCCCGATTGAAATTTGTAAAACGGGTAACGACCGCGCCCTGGGTGAACTGATAAAGTTCGATTAAGTTCCCGTCTTCCAGACTGGTTTCGAACGCGTCAAACGTCATGCGGGGACCCCTATCACATTAAACTGGATTCGCGATTCGCCTGGTCGCCCGTGGATCAGTTCGACCGAATCGCGATCGATTCGACAGAGTGTAACAAATTCGATCCTGTCCAGATTGGCCAGCGTTACGTCGCCGACCCTGGCGGGCGAAAACGATATGCGTTCGACGGTCGGGCTTTGGACTTGCGACGCCGTGATCTGGTGAACCGACACGGTCCCGGACTTCGGCACGATACGAAGGTCCGATCGCGGGGTCACTTGCTGAACGAAATCGGTAAACCCGAAGTTTTCAACGTCGATAAATGTCGACGTGTCCAGGACGTCGCCGATCGGCTTGAAGTCGGTCCGCCCGGTCGGGACGTAAAAGGATAACTGCGACCCGCGTAAATAGTGCGCTAGCTGTCGCCATTCCCAAACTTCGGCGAAGGTCTTCGCCTCGAATCCGAACTGATAAATCGGCTTGCCTTTCGACCAGGGCGAAAACTGAATCGGCGGTCCGGTCTGAACGTCCAGGCGTTCGACCTTGCGGCGGTTGCCTTCCCCGATCGTTGCCCCGGACATAAAGTTGAACCCGTCTAAAATCGGTTTTGCTATCGACTGCCCGACGCCCTGATAAGTGTTAAACGGTCCCAGGCTGGCCAGGTCGATATTATCCAGGACTTCGAATTCCATCTGGAAGTCGGACGGCCCGATCGCGAACCTGGTATTCGCTAGCGTCGGTTTAGTGTAGGCGGTTCGGACCGGCGTGACGACGGCCCGGTTCGCCGTGAACGGTTTGGTAAACGCTGTTTTCGTGACGATATTGGTCGCGGTAAAACTGTCGATTTCCAGGACTTCGAAAATCTGGTTCGATTCGTGGATCATCACCAGGCCGTCGACCCGATAGTCCGCGTCAGCCGTGTCGACGTCGAAATCGAACGCGCCGACCAGGATGTCGGAATCCAGGGGCCGCTGTTCGAACCAGATCGGTATCCCGAAGACGCGGGCCTGCCAATCGAATAAAACGCTGTTGATCTTGTCGCGGGTGATATCGGCGTCGGTCCTGACCGTGAATTTCATAATCTGGCGCGGGGCTTCGCGGACCTTCATACGCTGTTCGCTTCCGTCGCTATTCCGCAATATATCGGTTTTGAACTGCAGCGATTCGCCGACCGGGGCCTGGGGGATATATTGGAAAATCGTGATCCGGTTCCCCGTCACGAATACCGGAACCGTATCGCTGACCGGCGGCCCGAACGTGAAGTCCAGGGACCCGGATATCGATGGCGGTCCGGCGGTCCCGATTGATACGTCGGCGATGAACCCTTCGGTCGCCAGTAGCACGAACGGAAGCCCTGGAAGGTTGGTCACTGAAACGCCCGCGCCGACATTGTTGACGAAGGTCGTCCAGTCGACATCCGTCCGGGGGCGTCGGTAGGCGTTATAAATCTCGATGTTTCGGACCTGGGTCGACAGCACGTTCCCCAGGGCCAGGATTCGCGGGACGACGACGATCTGTTCGAACCATTCGATCCCCAGGCCGACGCCGAAGCCGCCCCGGACTTCGCTGTCCAGGACGCCGGTTCGATCGGTTTTTACTGCCGGGACCGCGTTCCGGTTAACCTCGCGGACTAACGTCAGCCCGGCCCCGCCTTGTCCCCAGGTCGTGTTCGCGGTCGCGGTCGGGGAACGCTCGAAAAATGAAAGGCGACGACCATCGCGCGACCCGTCCGATATACCATATTCGCCAACCGGGACGCGGGCCAGCGGGACGGGATTGTTCGGCGGGTCGAAATACCCGGTCGGTCCTATGCTCGGCATGTAAGCGCGATCTGTCCGAACCTGCCCGACCTGGTCGTCGAAGGTCATAAACCCCGGCGTCGGAATCTTGGTCGGGAAATTGGCCATTTTTTAAGCGTCTTCGCGTCGGTATGCGGTTCCGGCGTTCCAACTTTCTTCCGTGTCGTCCAGGTCGCGCTTTTTGACGACCCAGGGAAAACAATACCACTGTTCCCCCGCGACGGTCAGGATTTCGCCGGGCGCAATGTTTTGCATGTTGACCATGCGGCGATCTGGCGTCGTCCCTAGAAAAATGACCGTGTCGGGCGAGCCCGTGCTAGTGATATAAAAAACGGGTTCCGGCATTAAAGGCTTGAACGCGGACAATTGCGAAACCGGATAAAACGAAAAAGCATTCGCGACCGGACCCTGGCGCGAACCGCCCATACCGTTCACGCGATTATTTCCGGCCCGGTCTAGCCCGGCGGGATTCGCGTGCATTCCGGCCGTGATCATCCAGGTCGCGCCCAGGTCGATCGCTTGCTGCAGCCCTTGAACCTTCACTGTTCCGGCCCAGGCCGATTGATTTTGTAATGCAGCGTCCAGCCCGTAGCCATGACTAGCATTATAAGGCTGATCGATCGCCGTCGCGCCCTGGTTCCAGTTGTGGCCGTAACAATATTCGCCGCCAGCCCAGTCGCCGATTTTTTCGATTTCCCCGAATCCGAAATGCCGAAATCGGTTCGTATCAACTTCGACGACTACATGAAAATAAGCCGGGTTCGAATCGTTTTCGAAAAACCAGTATGCAACATGCGGCCCGCCGAACTGGTTGACCGCGCGGCGGGTATTGATCGTCGTTGGCGACCCGTTGGGGTTGTTATACATTTGACCATCGTCGCCGGTCGACAGCCAGGGTTCGACGTTGTCGTCGTTCGACGTGTTCGCCCCGACGCCCATGACCCCGCCTTCGGTCGCTTCCTTCCAATAGTAGGACGCGAACATAGAATTTTTAGATACTTGCAGGATTCCGATCGTCGCGGTTTCCGCCGTGAACTGGTTTTCGGTCCAGCCGTTGGCCTGAAGAAAAGTCGATAATTGCGACATAAGGTTTTCGATCGATGACGATGTTCCAGTTTGAAAAGCCATAATTAAAAATTCCGCTTCATTGCAAAAAACGCCCAGGTGTCGGTCCGGTTGCAGTTTTGGAAAAGGATATAAGTGTCGCCGTTCGCGTCCGTCAATGTGTCTTCGCTGACGGCCCCGGTCCCCTTAACGATACAGGGATAGACGTCAATCAGTTCGCCCAGGATTTGAAGCGATGGCAGCATTTGCCACATTATCGTCGGCCAAAGGAAGGCGATATCCCCGCCCGTGTCCTGGGTTGCTGTCAGTTGTTGCGCGGGCGCGCCGTCAAGATTCGCGCCGAACCATTGCGACGCGGCTAAATGTGATAGAACGCCCCCGATAAATTCGTCGGCTGCCGGGATACCCGCTTCCGTGTTTTCCCCTTGCTGCGCGGGCCAGATTCCGCGCTGGATCGGATTGTCCTGGGTTTTATTAAACGCGTAACTGTTCCGCATTTTGTACCATTGTCCATCAACCTCGCGGATCGCGCCGGGGCCGTCGTCCGCCGATCCAATGGTCGAAAGCGGGTCATGCATTCCCGACTGGAAATTGGACGAATCGTTGTATGGAACATTCCGCGACGGGGCTGAACTGCAGCCGGAAATATAAAGCGGATAAGGGTATTCGGCGGCGGTCGCGTAGGTATAAAGAAAACCCATATATAGATTCGTATAGGACGCCCCCGACTTGAAAACGCCCTTGATGTGAAACGGGTCGATGACGAAAAAATAATCGATTATTCCGTTGTTTAATGGCGTCGTTAAGTCGTTCGCGTCCAGGTTATTCCGGGTCGAACCCGGTTGGTTGTCGAAGTCTTCGCCATTATCGAAGCCGGTCGCCCCGGCCAATTCCCAATAGAAAGTCCCGGAAGCGATCTGTCGGCGGGTTTCGATTCCGACATAAATCGCTTCGGCCCCGGACCCTAACCCATGCATTAACAATTCGCGTTCGGGGGCGACTAATACCTGGGAACGATCGACGACCCAACCCGTCGCGAGAATCGTCGTGTCGACTGTCAGGTTGATCCCGGTCGCCGGAAAAATCGCGGTCGTCGTCGCCGCGACGCCAGGGTTCGCAGTGTAGGCCCCGCCGCTATAAAGCCGGATCAATGACGGGACGCCCCCGGCTTCGGCCAGGACTTCGCCGGTCGCGTTCAAGCCGTTGACGACGGTCCCGCCGTTAATGTCGAACAGGTCGCCGACGGCCCAACCTGTCCCCGCGACGTTGATCGCCAGCGTGTCGCAGTGACTATTCGCGGCCAGGTCTTCAAGTTGAACTAATAAATCGATGTAGTCGGTCGCTTGCGCTGCGTGAAACATATTTTTCCCCTTACCCGCCTATCACGCGTTTCACGGCGTCCGGGTTGCGTTGGATTGAATTCATTATCGCTTCGTCCCCGGCGGCGCTGTTCAGCCCTGCGGGGATATCGCCCGGATCAGTAATATTATTGATCACCACATTCGGCGCAGCCTGGGCCGCCTGGCTGATATTCACATTCGGCTGGATCGCGCCCGAACCTGGTGGCGTGAACAACTCGGGACCGCGTTCGCCGACGATGATCGGTTGACCGCCCCGGACCTGACCGCCGGAAGCAAAGCCCCCGCCGAAGGCTTGCAGCCCGGCGGAAATCAGCCCGCCAAACCCGCCGCCGCCGGTCGTGCTTTGCTGCCCTAGACCGGCCAGGATATCGAACACTTCGGCGGACAGGGCTTCGGCTGCAAGGGCTTGCAAGGTTTGCGCGAACTTGAACGGCAATTCGTCCAGGCCGTCCGACATCGGATCGGCCAGGATTCCCGCAAGCGTATCCTGCGACGCCTGGCGCGTGTCGTCGAAAAAGTCCTGCAGCCGGTCCCCGCTTTCTTCTAGCGCGTCCTGGCCGTTCAACAGTTCTTCGGTCAACAGGCGAATCCGTTCGGCCTGTTCGGCTGTCGCCCCGCCAGCCAGGGCGCGCAGTTCGGCATTGACCGCCAGGGCCGCGTTATCCGCGCCAAGCAAATCGATTTCTTCTTCCAGGCTGTCGATCTGGTCCTCGAAGGATTGCGATATCGCTTCGTTTTCGATTTCTTCCCTTAATCGCCGCTGTGCCGTCAATGCTTCTTCGGCATAAGCCAGGAACGAAACCCGAAGGGCTTCGACTTCGTCGGTCGGGACCAGGTCTTTAAAAATTTCGTTTTCGGCATTGGCCAGGGCTAGATTTTCTTTATATTGGCGAATGCCTTCCCCGGCGTCTTCGCCCAGGGCCTTTTGAAGTTCCAATTCGGTCCGCTGTTGGGAAAGCGCGTCCTGAAATTTTTGGACCGCTTCGACCGCGTCTTCGACGTCTTCGACCGCGTTCGGGTTCACGATCGCGACGCCGCCGCCTTCGCCGCCGCCCAGGTCCGCCGCCTGGGCGATATCCCTGGAACCGGCGTCCCATATTTCCGTCAGGCTGTCGATCGTAGCCCTGGCATTTTCGACCAGTTCGGGACCTAGATTTCCGATTCCTTCCTGGATTCCTTTCGTCAGATTTTCCCCGACTTCGTCAAATATTTCGCTGACCCGCTGAAAGTCGCCCGACGCCAGGGCGACAAATGCTTCCCCGAACCCTGAAACAATTTCCAGGACGCCGCGAAATGCGGTTCCCAGGGTTGCGTCCAATACGGTCGCGACGGCTTCGAATGCTGCGCCGACGACGATCGCCGTCGAAGCGATTACCTTCAAGCTGGTCGACAGTTCGTCGGTCGGCTGCAAGGCCCCCGTGATCGCCAGGGTGAAGTCGTCAATCGCGTCGCTGATCCCAAGAATAACCCCGGCAACTTGCGCCCCGGCCCCGGTCGTGTCGTTCAATTGGCCGACCAGGTTCAGGAATGAATTCGCGATCGTTGTCGTCGCCTGCGATAGTGTCGCTTCGGTTTTGCCGAACTGTTCGTCGATCCCTTCGCCGCCTTCCAGGATCGCGGCGAAAAATTCCTGCGACGTGACTTTCCCCTCGATGACCAGGGTCCGCAATTTGCCGACGCTTCCGGCGGCTTCGTCCAGCCCCCGCGCTGCAGCCTGGGCGATCGGGAACGCGCCTTCCAAAATGCTGTTGAATTCTTCGGCCCGGACGATCCCGGAACTGAATGACTGCGAAAGCTGGCGCAGCGCCCCGGACGCCTGGGTCGCGCTCGATCCCTGAATCGCCAGGGCCTTCCCGCTGATTTCGGTCAGCCGCAAAAGCTGTTCCTGGCTGGCCCCCAATTCGTCCGCCGCGATCGCGGACCGGCCAAACAGTTCGGCGGTCGCCTCGAAACTTTGTCGGGTGTTTTGTGATACTTCGAACAGCCGACCCTGGACCGCTGCCAATTCTTCGCTTGAATCGGTAACGATTCGCAACCTGTTTTGAAGGCCCTGGTATGCGTCGACGGCCTGGAATATTTCCCGGACGACTAGCGACGCGGCGAACGCGGTCGCAGCGGCGGCGGCGGCTTTGAAGCCTGACGACAATCCTTTCGACCGCTGTTCCAGCCGGTTTAATGAATTTTGCGCCTGTCGGCTTCCCCTGGTGACGCCGCTGGAATCAACAACAACGCGAATGACGCGATCAGTCACGACTGGCCCCCTGGTAATGCTGGTTTATATTCGATTGATTTCCCGGCCTGCGCTTTGTCGGCGGCGTCCAGGTCCTTCCAGTGATCGGTCAGGACCCGATCGACTTCCCAAACGATCCGCTTTAGCGTGTCGGGGTTCAGCCCGTAAACGATCGCATAACTGACGATTGCGCCGACCGGGATCATCCCGCGCGGCTGGCGTCGCTCAGTGATTAGATCGCGATAGGCTTCCCAATACAGGAAATTTTCGGTCAGGATCGTCGGCGGGTCCAACAGGTGATCCGGGGGCGTCAGCCCCCGTTCGGTATATGCGGCGATTAATTGTTCGCTGACGTCCTGGCCGCCGACCCTTAACTGATGGTCCAGGACGTCGGTCAGTTTCCCGCAATTTCCTTTTCGACCTTCGATCGGAAGTGACCCCAATCGCGGGCGACTTTTTGAATCGCTTCGAAGAACTTCGGGGCCTTTGCGAACAGGGCCGTCGCGTTCTTTTCGCTGAACTTCAATTTCGGGTCCTTCGCGTCGGCGGGGTCGGTCCATTTCCAGGACGTGATCACGGACCGAACGTATAAGCGATACAAATATTCGTTGTCCTGATCTGGTTCCAGGTCGGCGACGTCCTTCACTTCCGCCTTTAATTCCTGGGCCAGTTCGGTCGTCGCTTTGCGATAAGCCGAATTCAGAAAAGCGTCCGCTGGCCGTATCGTAACGACGCAAATCACTTTCCCCCCGAATTCGATTTCGCATTCCCGCCCCTTTTCAATCAATGATTGACTGGTTTCAAATGCTTCCAAAACCCTCACGGTCTAAACTCCTGGAAGCATTCGCCCCCTGTTGGTTGATTACCTGGCGAACGATACGTTTTGCGTCGATATCGTATAGCCAAAAGTCGGCGATAAAATCGCCTGATACGTTCCCGGAATTGTCACGTCCTGGTTTTTGCCAGGGACGTCCGGGGCTCCGCCTGAAAACTTGATTCGCGGCATATCGAACACCATCGAACGACCGTCCCCGCCTTGCGTGATCAGGTCCAGGGTCGTTTCTTCGTTGTTTAAAATAACCTGCAGAATTTCGTCATTGTCGAAATAAGTCGACAGCGTTCCGGTCACGGACAATTCGCCGACGCCAATCCCTGCAGCGCCGAACACGCCGACGGCTGGTTGGCGGCGAAGGTTATTATTAATTTCGATCGTCGCTTCCAGGACGAAATTCACGCCGCCCGCGTCGATCGCATCGACCCCGCGACCCAGGCGACCGATGTCCGACGACGTGTTGTAAACGTCGAACTGTTCGGCCCCGACGTCATTCGGAAGGGCCGCATATAGCTCGGGATAGCTTGGCGAATTATCCGAAACGGCTGAATTAAAGCCGAACCAGGTCAACGACCCGACCGCGATCGCTTGCGGCGACAGCGTCAAATTAAAGTTGTTCAGCGCCATCCCCAGGAATAGTTCGCGGGTGACTGGCGAATGATCTTCGAACCGACGTTCGACCGCGAATTGATTCGCAGCGATGGAACCCGCGCCATTCTGAACGCGTGATCCATAGAACGCCTGAACGTTTTCCGCCGCCGCTGCGTCGGTCGCCATGCCGGTTTGAGCGTCACAAGTGACAGTATCGGCGGCCAGATCGATTTCCCTGACCCGGTTCCAGATATTGTTCCCGGCGGTTGCAAAGTCGGCGAATTTGATCCATTGGCCGATCAGCATCGGCGCAGCCGGTCCGAAGGCGTCATCGAGCGCGCCAGCGGGAAACGTGAACACGGCATCCGACCCGGTCACGACCAGGGAAATATCCCCGACGGCCTGGGCTGCGAAGCCAGTGACTTCCAGATTCGTGTCGGCGTCGGCGGTTTCCGTTCCTGCGATCGCAGTCGTCGCGGTTCCAGGAAGCGGGCCAGCGGTCAACGTATTGACGGCGATATTCGTGATTTCGAAAATTCCGTC